GTTGCTGCTGCTTGGTTCGCTTTACTTGGGCGGTGTCTTAATGCTTGGACAGATTGCGCGTTACTTATTGCAACGATGAAGATGCCGTTTGTCAAAAGCTTTTCACTCAACGCTTTATGGCGGGCATTGTCTCGCCAATCTGAAAGGGATCGTAATGGAACAAAAAATAACGATTGCTGCAACGGGCACTGTAACCAGGGCCGAGATTGCCCACTCAGAGCATCAGGCGGACGATACGTTTGGTTTCGAGGCAATAGCACCGAAAAAGGGACGAACACCAAAAGCAACGGTTGAAGCAGGCGAACTCGAAAAGCGTTTGAACATTGCACTTGAGAACCTGGCGGACTGCGTGGAAACGCTCAAAGGTTTGGAAAGCTATGGACGCTTTAACGATTCGGTAGTTCGCCGCCGCGCATTGGAATGTCTAAAAAGGATTGGCGCATGGGAATGAAAATGATTGTGTCAACGGTCAAGCCTGACAAAGGATCGTTGCACGTCCTAGCGGCAAGCGTTGACGCTTACGCGCCAGAGATTGACCTTTGCATTGAGAACGGCAAGGGTCCAACGTTTGGCGAGGATTACAACCGAGCCATTGAACGGTTTATGTCTAAGGATGACGATGGCGTGATCATTGCCAACGATGACATTGTGCTTGCGCCTTACTCGCTGCGCCTTTTGATGGAAGACGTACAAGGCTTGAAGAAATTGTGTGGTGCTAAGTTGGGATTAGTCGCGGCGCGATCAGATTACGTTCGACCATCGCAAAACATTCGCGTGCCGCGTGACGAGCGCGATCAATTTGTTGGTATGCGGTGGAAAAGCGAAGGTGCTATTAAAAAGAACAAAGTGGTATCGCCACTTTTTGCCTGGTTGCCGCGTGGTGCATTTGAGCAAGTGAAGTTTCCGCCACTTAATTGGTTTAGCGATGATGTGATGTGCGCTGACTTGGCAGCACTAGGCTTTAGTCATTGGATCAGCCGCAGCTACATACACCATGTTGGGTCGATGACGATTGGCGTTGATATGCAATCGAATCTCAAACAATCATTGCCATGGCTACAAGAAAACAGACCTGAATACATTACACAGTGGGGGCTTGAATGATTCCAATAAGAATCGTGGCGTGTACTCGCCATAACAGGAAGGATTTTGCAGGGACGCCGTTAGGCGTAACCATTCAACGTTTTTCGCATTTGAGTTTTATCGAAGCGCAGTTATTTACCAACAACACGGTTGGCCTTGGCGAGCGTTACAACGAAGCCATTGAAGCCGCAAAGAACGATCCAGCGTTACTAGTGTTTGTGCATGATGATGTTGAGATCACGGATTGGTTTTGGTATCAGCGTTTGGCGGCATCGCTCGATGACCACCACCTAGTAGGTCTTGCTGGTAACGCTCACCCATCCCCCGGTCAAACATCATGGGCGATTACGGACACGGAAGGCACGTTATCGGATCGCATGTCATGGGCCGGTTGCGTAGCGCGTGGCAACGGTGAGTACATGACGAATTGGGATGTGTTTGCATCGCCAAACCATGAGGTGAAATTGATTGATGGTTTGTTCATGGCGGCTTACTCAAAGACGTTTCATGACAACGATATAAGGTTTGATGAGCAATTCACCTTCCATCATTACGACATGGATATTTGCCGCCAATTCACAGCAAAGGAACTTTCAATTTATGTGTCATCGATTTCCGTGATCCATCACTCGCAAGGCGTGATGGGTGCATCATGGAAAGAATCAGCGCAACGCTACTTGGATAAATGGAAAGCATGAACATCAACAACAGCGATAAAAAAGCCGAACTGCATCCAATGCCCGTATACATGTTGGAGGGCATACCGTATGTACCGCATTACATCAAACCATATCACTGGGTTGCACCAGGCGGCGTAACACGAACATCGACATGGCTTGAAGAGCGTCATGCCAAACAAACAAAAGGATCACTGTGGCTGCGCACTTGGGTGCTTGAGCGTTTCGTTGATTCGACACAAAACTTATAGCATAATCATGGGGTTCACGAGGATGCTTCATGTTTCGGATCAAGCGGGTGACAGAAATGTCACAGACTACCGAGCAAGCCATACGATTTCTTCAGAAAGAGTGCTTGCCATTGGACACGGTACTAAGTCCGAAAAACGGTTGGTGGTGGATTGCCTATTGCGATGGACGGTTGGCGGGATTTGCCGCCATGATGCAATCGAGCAAAATACCGGAAGCTGTTTATCTTGCGAGGGCCGGTACGCTGGAAGCGTTTCGTGGCCGAGGGCTGCAAAAGAAGTTGATCCGAGAGCGTCTGAAGTTCGCCAAGGACTTAGGGATGACGCAAGCAATCACGGACACGACAGACAATGTGGCGTCCGCCAATGCGTTGATCACCACAGGGTTTCGGTTATTCGACCCGGACGATCCTTGGGGGTTGCCCAACACTTTGTATTGGAGAAAATCGCTTGCCGTACAAAGACCCACAAGTTAGAGCGGCAAAACAAAAAATTTACGCCAGGCGGCATTACGAGAAAAACCGCGAAAAGACCCTCAAGAAAAGTATCGCAACAAAGCGCGTATTGCGTGCAAAGTGGCGAGCATTCAAAGCATCATTGGTTTGCGAACGTTGCGGCATTCAGCACGAGGCAGTCATTGACTTTCACCACGTTGACCGGTCGCCGCCAAAGCGAAACATCAACGAACTTGTGGCGCAAGGTGCGTACAGAAAAGCATTTGAGGAAATTAAAAAGTGCATTGCTGTGTGCTCAAACTGCCATCGCATCTTGCATCACGACGAGCGCAAGCTAAAACGTAAAAAACATAAACTGAAGCACAAGAGGAAAAAGTCATGAGTCAGCATTCAGAATGGTCACCATCATCAGCCGAGCGTTGGATCGCGTGTCCAGCGTCAATCAAACTTTCACGGGGCGTGCCGCCACGCGAAGCGGGAGAGGCTGCAAAAATTGGAACAGCAGTACACGCGTTAGCCGAAGCAGTCATGCTTACAGGATCGCCGCCAAAAACGTTTGTTGGAAAGGAATTTGAAGGTGTCGAGATTACTGAAGAAATGGCGTCTTGGGCCGAGGTCTATACGGACTTTGCGGGCGAACTCGAAAAGCGCATGGAAACTTCTTGTCTTATCGAAGAGTGCCTTCGCATTCCTAATTACGCTGGCGCTTCTGTGTATGGCACTGCCGATCTTGTTTGCTTTAACGATGTTGATCTGGTGGTGGCAGACCTCAAAACAGGCCGCATCAAGGTGGATGTTGAAGGTCCGCAACTTAAGATTTACGCGTTAGGCGCACTGCAAAAAGCACCGCCAAGCGTCAAAAACGTGACGCTGGCAATCATTCAGCCCACGCAAGACCCGCCAATAAGTATGGGGTTCATGACAAAGGCTGAATTGCTTGATTGGTCCGCCAAAGTGTTGGAACCAGCACTGCGCGAAACGCTAGCACCATTCCCGCAAACGAAAGAAGGCGAGCACTGCCGGTGGTGTCCGGCCAGGTCAAAGTGTCCTGCCAAGATTGCACGCGTTGAATCGTTTGCTGGTGTCACGCAAAAGCAAGTTGATGAGGCAACGGAAGATGAATTGAACGCCATGATGAATGTGGCGGATGATGCAATTCATACCATTGAAGCGATCAAGGATCGCGTGACGCAAGCCTTACATGATGGCCGCCAACTGAAAGATTGGGACTTGGTCCCCAAACGCGCAACGCGCAAATGGCAAAACGACGAGCTGATGGCGGGATTGCTTAGTGCGCATAAGGGTGCTGTGAAAACTGTACCGATTACGCCAGCGCAACTAGAGAAAAAATTTCCAGATGTATATCAAGCATTCGCGGATAAGGTCACCGCTGAATCAAGTGGCTTAACACTTGGGCGCAAACCCGCGCCAAATCTGACCTCACTTTGAAATAGGAAACTTTGACATGCTAGGACTTACAGGTGGTGGATCAGGACTTCCCTACATTCGTTTTTCGCCATCCATGAATATGTGGAGCGATAAGACGGGTCAGGAAATCCAACTTAAAAAAATGTTGTTTGATATTGATAACGTGCAAACGGGTTGGTTGTTGCTTGAAGCCGGTGTGCGCGATTGGCAACCGGATCAAGAGTTAGGCAGGCAAGGACCGAAGCCAAGCGATGCGCATAAGCGCGGGTTCGTTGTGCGTTTCTTTAGCCGCGAGATGGGATGGGTTGAGTGGTCAAGCAATGGCGCAGGACCGAACATGGGTTTGGAAGCACTTTACACGCAAGCCGCCAAGGATCGCAACGCGAACGCTGGCAAGCTGCCGATCATTGAGTACCAAGGCGCCGAGGCCATGAAAGTTGGCAAAGGCAACACGCGCAAGCCTAAGTGGCATATCACGGGTTGGGCGCCAAGACCCACGGATGATGCAGGCAGTGCGCCCGTTGCTGCGCCGGAACCGGTGGCCCCTGCGCCAGCGAAGGGTGAAGAGTTTTAAGTAGTCACTAACTCACAAAACCCGGTCTTTTTAGGCCGGGATTTTTTGACTCTCAAGGGGATGATATGGCAGATGGCGTTTACAAAATCACGGAAGCGTTTGAAGAAAAGGTTGCTGAGTACACAGGCGCACCATACTGTGTGGCGGTCGATAATTGCTGCAACGCTTTGTTCCTGGCACTTACCTATGAACGCGTGGCTGGAACAACGATTAGGCTACCCGCAAGAACTTACCCAGGCGTGCCTTGCGAAGTGATTCATGCCGGAGCAAAGGTTGACTTTTACCCGGTGGAAGGAAGAACGATCAAGGGCGCGTATCAACTGGCACCGACGAAAGTGTTTGATGCTGCGCTTTCGTTTACCGCCAACATGTATGTGAAAGGCTCGCATATGTGCGTGTCGTTCACTGGGCCTTATAAGCATTTAAAGCTTGGCAAGGGCGGTGCCATTCTTACCGATGACTATGCCGCCATGCTGTGGTTCAAGCGGGCGCGTTTCAGCGGGCGGCGCGAGTGTTCGTATCACGACGATCATTTCGACATGATCGGCTGGAATTTTTACATGATGCCGGACGTGGCAGCGCGTGGTCTGTTGCTCATGAATCAGTTTTGGGATCGTGATGGATTACCAAAGATGATGGAGGACATTGAGATGAGTTACCCAGATTTGTCTAAGTTTCCTGTTTACGCGTTTGGGGGTGACAAATGAGTGGCAACCACAATATGTATCAAAAGGCCAAACCAAAAGGCCAATACGTCATATTCGGATCAGGGGGTCTCGCCAAGGAGTTGATCGCCTACATCGAGGAGGAAGGCACGCACGAGGTGGTGTGCGTGGTATCGACGGAACCGTTTAACAATAAGCGCTATGCAGCCAAATATCCTGTGGTGGAAAGCATTAGAGAAGGTGCGTTTCCTGGTGCTGAATTCCTGTTAGCCGTGGCGGACCCTGATGTAAAGCAAGCCATTGTCGCTAAGAACGAAGAACGGTGGGCGACATATATCCATAGCACTGCCACGGTTTCGCCATACGCTCGCATTGGCAAAGGGTGCGTGTTAGCACCGCAAGTGATCGTTACAGCGGATGCCTGGATCAACGATTTTGTGTTCATGAATACCAATGCAACGGTTGGGCATGACTCGGTGATTCACGCATGGACAACCATGTATCCAAACACGGAAGTGTGCGGCGATTGCGTGATTGGCGTGTCGGTGATCATGGGCATTGGGTCTTACGTTTTACCGGGTAAAGAGATTGCCAACCGCGTGAAGATTTCAGCGGGTTCGATTGTCCGCCATCACTTCAAAGGTCCGGTGCATGAGGGCGTTGTGCTGCAAGGCAATCCAGCGGCGCCAAGATAAAGGAAGTCAGTGAACGCAGAACTATTAGCCGCAGCGCTGGGTAACGCCAAGCGTTATAAGAGGGGGTGGCTTGCGTCTTGTCCTGTGCCAGGCCATGGGAACGGCAAAGGTGATCGGCATCCATCATTAGCCATCACGCAAGTCGGTGAGAAGTTTCTATTTAAGTGCTTTGGCGGTTGCGATCAGGAGGATGTGTTTGCCGCCATCAAACCGCACTTACCCAATTCGCTGAACTGGAACCGTCCATTGGTTGCGCGTGATCCTTTATCGGGCATCAGGCCGATTGTGCCGCCAACGATGAAGGAAGTGATGGCGTGGGACTACATTGATGAAAACGGCGAAGTCACAGCGCAAAAGGTAAGGTATGACGTTGAAGGTGGTGGTAAGACGTACCGCCAATACCACCTGATTAATGGCGAGCGGGTGCCAACGATCCGCAACTGGACACCTATACCGTTTGGCTTACCGCTCATGATCGCTAGGCCCACGGCGCCGGTATTTGTGACCGAGGGCGAAAAGGCCGCTGAGTTTTTGGTTGGCATGTTCGATGTGGTCGCCATATCGGCGCACGCGGGTTCCTCTGAGTGGCCTGCCGCCATCACGCCATGGTTTCATGGTCGCCTGGTGGTGGTGCTGCCGGATAACGACAGACCTGGTTGGAAGTACGCCAGGCGCGTTGTGCGTGACTTGTTTGGCGTAGCGCAAGCGATCAAAGTGGTGGACTTAGCCGATGACGAGTCAGCGATTGGTGATGACGCTGAAGAGTTTATCGGGCGCGGGTTTACGTTTGAGGATTTCGCCAAACGTATAGCGGAAGCCAGTGTGGTTGACGATTTCGAGCTAGTTACACCGCCACAACGATTAGTGACTGATGAGAGTGCAGAAACGGAACCGGAGTCCGTTGTGCCAGAAAAGGAACCGTTTGCCGAAGTCATCGAGGCGCAGGAAGCGCAGCGTTACCGCGTCGAGATGTGGCGTGACGCCAAGGATGAGCCGGTCAAGTGGTTGGTGGACAGGACTGTACCGGAGAAAGGATTCGTGGCGCTGTACGGCCCGCCTGGTACGTTCAAATCGTTTATCGCGCTGCACTTAGCCGCCATGATCGCCAGTGGTGATTCATGGCTCGCGCACGAAGTGCCGAGTGCTGGTGAAGTCTTATATATCGCCGGTGAAGGGCATGGCGGCATTGGCACAAGGATTTCGGGTTTGCGCCATGCGTATGAACTCAAGGATATTCCCGTTGGCGTCATTCGTTCACAAGTCAACTTACGGTCATCTGATCAGGACTTTGCTGATTTGATTGCCGCCATCAGAGCGTCCGAAATCCAGCGTCCGAAATTGATCATTATTGACACCCTAGCCCGCGCCTTTGGCGGTGGCAACGAGAACGCGTCCGAGGATATGGGCAGTTTTATTTCCAACTGTGGACGCTTGCAGGAGGCCACGGGCGCAGCACTTTTAGTTGTCCACCACTCAGGTAAGGATGCGTCATTAGGTCTGCGTGGTCACTCTAGTTTTCTAGGCGCAGTGGATACGCAAATTGAGATTACCCGCCATATCGATCAGATGTCAGGCACGCTTAAAGTGACCAAGCAAAAGGATGGCAAGGACGGTGTGGAGATTCACTTTTCCATGGAAACGGTGAACTTTGATGAACCAACAACGCCTGCCGCCAAGCTAAACCTTGGATTTGATGATGACCAAGCCAGCACGTTAGTGGTCAAACCCTTTGATGGTGAGTTACCCGATGGCGTTGGATATAAGCCGCCACAAAGCGCAAAGCCCAACGCAGGAAGGGGTAAGCATCAGTCGATGGGCAGGGAAGCGTTACGCCACGTCATCAAGACGGAAGGGCAATACCAGATCGTGCAAGGAGATCGCCATCGCGTGGTGACGCTTGAGCGTTGGCGGGATGAGGTATATGCCAGGCTTGGAAGCGATGTGGAGGATAGCGATAAGCGAAAGCGTTGGAAGGAAGTGAAGGACAAGTTAGTTGAGCTTGAGTTTGCCGCCATAAGGAACGATTTGGTGTGGATCAGACCGATTAACCAGGAAGGTTTTTGATGTTTAGCGTCCGAATGTCCGAAAGTGATGTTTTGGCGTCCGAATTAGCGTGTCCTGAAGTAAATGTTTTGTCCTTTAAGCGTCCGAAAGTGCGTCCTAAGTTGTCCGAAAACGCCATCGAACAAAATTTCATAGCGTCCGAAATGTGTGTGTGTCTGAAAGACACACATTCGGACGGTGAAATGTTCTGGACGTTTGATGTGTGATGTGTGATGTGAAGAGAAAGGATTTGGGTTATGGCGGCAAAAGATAAGCGCGGAAAGGTGAGAGATGGTTTGTATGGCGGATCAGAGGATCGGTTGAAGAATCCGTTTGAAGAGGATGATCCGATTGTGTTGGCGATGAACAGTGTGGCGGTCAGTGTGATGAAGAGAAAGCGCGAAGCGGATAAGGTTTGGGGATTGGATCGTTTGGCGGAACTGGTGAGCGAGGAAACGCGTTTACGGTTTTGGCGGCAACTGTTGCGTTGTAGGGAAGCGAGGAAATCGAGAGATGTTGAGGCGTATCGTTCAGCGTGTGGCGGGATGCTTAGGGCGTATGACGTGTTGGAGGCCGAAGCGAAGGCGGTGAACGCTGAACCGTTACAGGTGAATGTGATGGAGGGTCAGCGGGATGATGGTAGCGTGTTTGCGATTTGCGCTGATCCGGCAACTGTCCACGCCTACGCGCAGATGCGTCCAGCGTGTGATTGCTGGACAATGGACGAGGTGGCGTTGATCTTGCAGCAGGAGTTTTTCACGCAAGCGGTGAACATCAAACGGGTGATGCCAGGCGCTGAAGTGTTGACGTTGATGGAGGAGCAGGATATTGATCCGGTGTACAAGGGAAACGGTGAGCAGGCTTACGCGTTGAGCAAGGACGCGTTAGAGGCGATGGAAAGTCAGTCAAAACGAAAGGCTTGAATCGTTTGGCGGAAAGCTCCCGGTTTTTGCATGTTTTTGGCTACGGGAATATGTGGGGGCGCCTGATGCAAGCGATGAAGCGGTGATCGTCCAATGCGAATGATTCACGATTGCGAGCGATTCGGGTTAGCGAATGATTCGCTAAAGCGAGCGATTCTCGACCATGATCGAGCGATGCAAAGCTTGATCGGCGCTTTGGCGTAGCCATAGGCGCGCGGAAAGCGCCTTTGTAGGCGATTTTTTATGGGCATGGCTATAACCCTATATGCTTTTGAAAAAATCGATTGTGAGCGATTCTATGGTCTTATCCTCCAAAGCGTTAAAGCGAGCGCGTGCAAGCGCCAGGCGTAAAGCGTAGGCGTCAATAGGCGCTCTACGCTAAAGCGCAAAGCGAAAAAAGGCGCTCTACGTGGAGCGTAGGCGCGCGAAAAAAAAGCCCCTAGGGGCTTTGATTAAGTTTTCATTGGCATGCTGGCATTAAAGATTAAAGAAAACTGCGCAGGCAAGCGCCACGCCAAAAATAACGGCGATTGTCCAATCGATTAGGCTTTGCATGGTTTAAATCTCCGCAAATTGTTTTGCTGATTTTCCGTGGACAACAATGGCGATTGATGCTGCGCTTGGCTTCAAAGCGCCGTCACAAGCTCCGCATGTGATGCATTGTTTTTTGTCGCCACCTTCAGGGCTTGCTGGGCAAATTGCTTCGTTTTGAAGCTTGAGCGCTGATCCGATTGGAATAACGCGAAAGGTCCGCCATCCCATTGCGCGCGCGATATCGCGATCACTAATACTATCGGCGCTTGCCATGCATAATTCGCGATGGGCTTGCGCGAATGGTTCGCGCCATTGATGGGTGTATCCTGTCCAATCGCTGGCAAGCTCAAGCAAATCGAGCCAATTTTCGGCCGGTATCATGGCGGGGTCGCCATAAGCGCCAAGCCTAATTTTTCGACCCTTAAGCCAAAGCGCTGCAAGCTTTACATCGTGCGAAAAATCAGGATACGAGCCGCGCTCGAAAGCTTTGAAAACTGCGTTAACGCTTTTGGAGTAATCAACATAGCATGTTCGTTTTTGCGTTTCATTGCCACGATGAACACAATCGCCACAAATGCTTTTATCATCGCCAGTATTGACTGCGGTGATTGGATTGATATCGGACCTAATGATGTAAGTTTGAACCATGTTGCCAGTTTTGACATTGCTAGACTCGAAAACTGCAATTCCGACAATTGGCGCTTGATCGATTGGTGAGAATCCACGATAGAAAACAAATCCGTTTGGTTTACGCATGATATTGGCTCCGTATTGATTGATTGAAACAAGCAAAACAATAGCATGAGCTTTCATTAATCGATTGACCGTTGGTCGGAAAATTTCAACCATTAAAGGGTTTTGTATGGCGGGAAAGCCTGAAACGAAAAGACAGTTAGCAGTCATTGAAGGCTTGGGGATTGATGAGATCGCTAGACGTGTTGCTGGCGGTGAAACAATTCGATCTATTGCCGCCGATCTTGGTGTTAACCCAAATCGGATTAGCTCTTGGGTAAATGCTAGCGATGAGCGCGCCGATGCGCTCTCACGCGCGCGCATGCGTGGCTCGCACGCGCTAGTCGAAGAAGGGCATGCAATTGTCATGAAGGCGACAAATGAGAGCGCGACAGTAGCAAAGCTTCAAAGCGACTATCTCAAATGGATGGCGTCAAAATTCAACGCTGCCGCATATGGCGAACAACGCGCGCCAGTGGTGGCGATCAACATCGACTCGCAAGCTTGGCATGCGATCAGGCAAGCGGAAGCGCTGACAATTGACGCAGCGCAGCATGATTAATCGCGTCTTGATCGCTTTACCAAGCGCGACAATTGTCGCTTAAAGGCGCAAAAACTGACAATCTAGCGGGTTTCGACGGTCAATCGAGAATCATTCGCGTCCTCGATTGACTTTGAATCGAGAATCATTCGCATTTGATAATCGTTTTGACCCCCCTGGCGCGATTTGGGCGGGGCGGCTTTGCCGCGGTACTTCACACGCGCCAACTCATGCTTCGCATACCTGGCAGCGCTAATCGCATACCCGGCCCTTGTAAGCTACCTCGGCATCGTTGCCTTGCCCGCGCCCCCCCCCCCCCCCCCCCCATCCTCC